CTTCTCCCAGTACATAGAACTCTCCCCAATGTTGGAGACAGTCTAAGAATTATCATGATAAATATTATTACTAGTACGAAATATTTTCCGCATTTTCATAAATGTTATCGCGACTCACGCATCTCAAATTGTGTGGGTATTTCTTATAAGTATATTTCAACTCATAATAAACACTGTACTGCCAAATTTCAGGCAGGTACCAATTTAACGGAAACTCCGTCAAAAGATGGTGACTTTTCGGAAAAGAGTAACAACTCATGTTCAGGTATGATTTTTGAAGATCTTACCATTTATACACTTGTATTGAACAATGTTCTATATAGTAGTATAACTAATTTTGGCATAGATGCCAGTTTCTTGGAAAGACCCTTTGAATCAATCAACTTTGTAGATTTGAAGGACTGTCTGGAATCTGTTAGAACTTTTCATAATGACAAAATTAAACACATGGGCATAGTTGGCGGTACTAGGTTTTACAACTCGGTACGCGACTATGCTATTACTCTTCTAGAAACTGATAAAGAGGGACACAGTTCTATTCCCAACCCCTGTAATATTTCAACGGGACGTAAGGATAGATGGCCAAGTGCGTTCAAGGACCTAAGATTTCTCTTTCGGTGGCAAAGATCGCATATACAAGGTTCAGACATTGCAGATCGTTTGATCAGATGTTTATTGTCTATTAATAGGATTAAATCAGATAACTCTGAGATAGATACCTCATCAATTACAGATGTTGGAACAAGTATACCTTCTAGCTTCATTGGAGATTTCAAAAGTTTCCTCAAGAAATTCTTAAAGCCAGCTGTTAAAACTTCATCAGCTAAATGGACCATTATACCCTTCTTGAAGACAGGGAAATCTGGTCCTTCCGGAAAAGATTCTGTTGAATCCGCCGGACTAGAAGCAGGCTTACTAACTCATTTGGATAGTTGGAATGACCATTTCGAACCACTCTGTACATTAACCGGAAATTCCAGTTTTTATACTTATGTGAAAGAACTTGGTCGGAACTCGCTACTTAAGGAGTTAGGATCACCTGAACGGTGTAATAGCCAAAAGCTCAGAAACGAACTCGGTAAAGGGAAGCTACGAAAGGTTTACCTCCGTAAGATAACCCCAATACCAGATAAAGGCAACAAATCACGAATTATCGCAATGTCAGACAAATTTACTCAACATTTGTTAAGTGGGTTTGAAGACGAAGTTTTAAAAGTGATGAAGCAATTGTTCCGTAAGGAATGTGACTACTATAGTCATAAGGCAGGATTCGAGAAATTACAGAAGCGATTAAAAGCAGACGTAAACTCATATGACCTTACTTCCTGGACAGACCGTTTACCGGCGAGTCTTCAGAAGATGGTTGT